TCTCTCTAGTAACATTATTTAAAAATGGTTCCAAGGTTATACTCCCTTCCAAAGGATTAACCCAAAATGGATTTACTAGTTTACAATCAGGTTCGCCAATATCAACTGCAGCAACTTCTCTAATTTCACTTATCAGAACTTGTTGAGTCGTCGTTAGTGCTATTACCTTTATCGTCTTTTCCATAGTTTACAATGTCCTCAATGTACATTTCTTCTAATTTAGTTGCGGGATCAACCATAGTAATTAGCCAATCTGCAGGAACTGGAATATTCTCTTGTTTAGTAAGAGGAATCCAAGGAAAGAGAGAAACTGAAAATCCTGATTTCTTGTTAGGTCCTTCCTCTTCAATAAGATTAGGATCTCTCATTCTTACAACGCAAGGTTTATTTAAATAATATCCAATAACTTGTCTTTTATCCTCCTCACCGACACACATTTCAGTAACATCAGAGATAATATCTTCACCTGATTTAAGGAGCAGTAATTTAATGGTCATTTTTACCTTTTGCCTCCAGTAATTATAACAATAAAAAAGGGACCTGTAAAGGTCCCTTAATTTTCCTGAGTATTATGTATTGAAAATTAACTAGAATTTTTCAGGTTGAATACTGACTATAGGAAATCTTTCCGAGCATGATGGTCTGGAACTATTTTTCCTAGATCCACAGTGAGGAGTCCATCCTCAAACTTGACGGATCGTACCTCACAATCATCGGAGATCGTCCATGCTCTGCTGAAGCTCCGTTGGGCCAGTCCTTTATGGACAACTTCTCCAACTGCTTCTTTCTCTTCCTTCTTGCCTTCCACATATAGTTTTCCAAACTCTGTGTAGACTTTAACTTCTTTCTTTTTGAATCCTGCGAGTGCAATTTCCAATCTTGATTCAACATTGTTTACCTGTACAATATTATAAGGTGGATAATTAGAAGTAGTTGTATCATCCCAAAATCTATTGAGATAATCGTCCATCCCTATACTATTTCTGGTAATCCTTTCCAACAATTCTGGAAGATTTGCAGAATGATACCTTGCTAGGTTAGTCATGATAGCCTCCTTTTAAAGCGAGATTTAGTTGTAATGTCCCTTGCGGCGACATAACTAATTATACACGATCTTCTAAAAAACGAGGTGATGATTTCCGACTTAATCTTTTCGGTTTACGCGATCTAATATGCGTAAAATAGAAATTGGTATAGTTAATAATTACCAAAAGGATTAATAATATAGTGTTAACCGCCATCAAATACCCAAAACTATTCTAAAACAATAGCACACAATAGTATAACTGTAAATCCCAGTAAAAATATTAATCGGACTCACTAGTCTTACCTTTCTTACCAATATTATACTTCTGCTCTAACATCCAATCGCCCTTATCTTTGTAAGAAAGAACTTTAATCTGATTAAGTGGAGCAATATCAGAAACATCTTCCGACTTTACTACACTAATCAATCCCCAATCAGCAAGAAGACGAGCAATACGATTACGACGCTGAACATCGTTAACCGTAAGATTAGCGTGTTTACCGTCAAGCGCAAATAATTCTTTAAAGTGCACAATGTAATATCTTCCCTGCTTATGAAGAATGTGGCAGGACTGATATAATTTCTTTTCCTTTCTAGATGCTACACCAATACGTGTTAAAGTCTCACGTACTTTAAGAAAGTCATCAGGTTCATTAAGAGTTACTTCAACCATTTGGTCTTGCGACCACTTGACTTCAGGTTCTACAGTAGAACTTGTCATTTCATTCCTCCAGTTTCAAGTCTTTGTTTAATGTAATCCAGTTGTTGTTTTGATAAAATTTTCAGTGCTTGAGACGCTTTC